GCGCTGTTGAGCGCTTCGCCGTTGACTGAGAGCGCCGTGGTGATAGCGCCTACCGTGCCGCCCGTGGGGACGGCGATATTTGCGCCAAAGCTGACCTTAAAGCGCGCCTTGCACTGCTGCGTCAGTCCGCGCAGGGTGACAAGGCCACTGCCATCGCGGTGGACGATGCAGGGCTTGCCGCAAGCCGCCGTTGCGACCATCGGCACATTTTGCCCGGCAGGAACAGTAACAATACCAGCGTTAACGTATTCAGCCATTTTTCTTCTCCTCCTTTTTCCAAGTAGTTGCCGCAAAAGGGGGGATGAAGCTGGATGCAAGTACATCTGTATAGCTTGGCTTGAAAAGAGCGTCCGCCTTATGCAGCAGATCGGCATAGTTTGCGAGTTCGACCATGCTCATTTCGGACTTATCCATAGCGGCAAGTTGGTCTACAAATTCTTGTTTCAGCTCGTCAATCGTTTTCATGAGTTCAGTCCTTTCTAAAAATACAGCGGCGGAGCGATTGCCCCGCCGCGTTGTTGTCAGTATCGGCACGGGGCCGACCATTTTGTTGACGTCAACAAAATCGCCAACAAAAAGCTATGCTATGCAGTTTTCAGCAGCCGCAACAGGCAAACTGGTTGCAGCAATAGGGGTTCTGCACCGTGTAGGCAGGAATGGGAGAGGGGCGCAGCTGGGACACCAGATAGCTGTTCTGCGCCGCCTGAGATGCGGCCAGCTTCAAGCCCTGATTCTCGCTCTGGAGGTCAGCCAGTTTGCTCTGCGTCAGGAAGTCGAGGATGGCGCGGCTGTTCTGGTTGTTCGCGTCAATAATGTCGCGTGTGGCGTTCTGCACGGTGTTGCGCGTGTCGCACGCCTGCGTCGCCATGTCGTAGCGCACCTGGGCGATAGCTGCACGGTTTTCGCAGCAACAATTAGCGGCCTGCATCTGCATGGCGTTGAGTTGCTGCATCAGCGCCGCCTGCTGGTTGCTGCGGGAAAGCTCGGCCTGTGCAAAGCCGTTTGCCATCGCCATGTTGGTGCCATTGACAAGCTGCGCCTGCTGGTAAAATCCGTCGCAAAGGCCCTGATTTACACTGTCGATCTTGCGCTCGACATTGGCAAAATCAGAGGTCAGCACATAGCCGTCGACCACGCCGCCGGAATTGCCGTTGTTGCCCCAGCCGTTGCCGCCCCAGCCGCAGAACGCGAACAGGAACAGAACGATAAGCCACCACGCGCCGTCACCGCCAAACCCAAAGCCACCGCTATTGGTAGGCTGCACCGGCATCGTCATCATGGGAGCGCCGCCATCGGAAAGAGACATAGTATCACTCCTTTTACAAAATTTTAATTTATCAAATCGTGGCCACGATGTTGATTACTGCATTAAACTCTGAAACTGCTTCGCCATCTGCTGAAGCTGGTTGAGCTGCTGCTGGTTCAATTTGCCGCTCTGCAAAAGCTTTTCAACCTCTGCTTTTGGGTCGCCTTGGAAATTCGCCTTGAACTGCTTGAACTGCTGCAGCATCTGCATGAAGCCGTTTCCTCCGCCGAGCGCACCGAAAAAGGGATTATTCATCGTCTTCGTCCTCCTCGACCTTGCGTTTCTTTTTGCCCTTTATTTCACCCACAAGCGCCGCCAGCGCGTCAAACTCCTCACGGGTGACAAACTTATCATCCATTTTTTTAGTATCATGAGATTTGTTTTCGGCTTCTTCCGTGTAATTAAACGTCCTCATTGGAATAGGCGTGCCGCTTGCGTCTCGCTCCTTGATGTGGAAAACCATCGAGTTTGTTTCAAAGATAATTACTCGAGAATTTGGAACGACCATAAACCCGTTTGCTTCTTCTTTTCCCCCGCTAATCCATACAACGCTTGTCTGCATTTGCTGCGGTTGAGCCGTTTGCGCAGGCATTTGTGGCTGCATCTGCTGCATCTGCCGCATCTGCATGAGGTTGTCCGGCATCGGCTGCGGATAATAGGGGTTGAAATAGGGATATGCCATGTTCATTCCTCCGTTTCTTTGTACCAGAAATAAAGCGGGATTTCGTTCTCGCTGTTCCAGCTGTCATAGATGATCCCGTCCTGAACGCACACTACATGCCCAGAGAGGGCAAGAATATACGTCCCGCGCGGGTGCTCATCGGCAAACCTGCCGACCGTGTAACAGTCCGGGCAAGTGTCCGGTATGATGTATCTCCGGTAGCTTAAGGACCGCAGATACGCGCCCCAACAGGCGTTAGCGTTTGGTAAATCTCCGTCCAAGTAGCCCTGCATGCACAGCCGGAGGTAAACTTCGCCCCAATCCTTTCCCGTGGCCTTACAGATCGCACGGACAGTGCAATCGGACACGTTTTTCCCGCATGGGTTTGGATTAAAATATTTATACATGATCGCAATCCCTATATAGGCTTTCAGCAATTTCCACATACGCTAAAAGCCCCTGGGGATCGTCTGCGTACAGAATGCAAATATCCTGCGCCATTTGCGCGGTAAACCCGCATTTGATTAATCGCTCGTACATATTCCAGCCTCCTTGCCTCTATAATAAAAAAAATCCGGGCAGATAAACTGCCCGGATTCTGCCTGGATTCTGCAATGATTAATCTTCTTTTTTTATTGCCTCTTTAATCAGTTTCTCGATGTAGTTCGAGACGCTGCGTCCATCCGCTTCGGCGGCGGCCTGCAGCTGGGATTTGAGATCCGGTGTTATCCGGATTACGAGACGATCTGTTTTTGCCATATCAAAAATCCTCACCAGAGACATACTCAGCAACACAAATAGGATCAGAAGTGGGATTACCATTTGCGTCATAACCACCATCAATTTCAGCGATACGCTCATAGCCCCACTGCTTAGCCATTGCAACAGCCTCATTCCAATCAAAACTACCGGTGCCCCAATCATTATCGCCGACGTCTTGCTGCACTGCATACCAATTCTTATTTTCACTCATTTTTACTTGCTCCTTTCAATTCAAAACTTGGCCTGTCCGTTATCTTTACTGTGGTTACAGTGTACGCCATTTGTGCGCACAATGCAAGGAGAGAAATGCACAAATTTTTATTATTTTTTTGTGCAAAAACGAAAAATAGCCGCGCCCAAAAAGGGCACGGCTACTTTTAGGAATTGAATGCATCCGCCAGTTTTTGGTATGCTCGGCGGCGCAATTTGTAAAATCCATCTACGCTGATATGTAGTTTTGCCGCCGTCTGTACGCAGGTGCGGCCAAAAACGTCCACGTCAATTACACAGGTTTCCTCGTCTTCCGGTAGCCCTACCGCGCGGATCGTTTCTGTGGCGCGGCAGGGTGCCATAGTGGATAGTTTTTTGCGGATCCTTTTGTGCTGATCTATCATTTCCCACGGTGTGCCGTGGAGGTGCGGATGCTTATGCACGGGCGTGAGGCCGGCGTAGCGGTGTCCTCTGCGCCATCCAGGTGTTTACCGTTACCGGATATACCCATCAAAGCCTGCGGACTTGAGCTTGGCCAGCATCCTCTCTGCGTTTTCGCGGTTGGCAAATGCGCCCACCTGCACCCGGTAGAGCTTGTCGGTGGCAGGCTGCTCCGGCTCGGGGGCGGGCTCTACTGGCTCGGCAGGCGTGGGCTGCTCCGGTTCATCGCCAGTCAGGATAACGTTTACACGATCCTGTACGGTGTCGTAGTCGTAGCCTGCGGCCTTCAAACGCTGGCGGCGGTCGGAGCCATTGCCCCACTCACCGCGGATCACCTCCCGGGCAACCTCGTCCACGGACTTAGCAGGCTGGGCAGATAGACGGCTATTGACCTCTGCGGCAATGCGGCCCATGCGCTTGTGCAGGTAGGGCCCGGGACAAGCCGTAGCCGTAAACATACGGTGCTCGGTCAGGTTGCCGTCTGCACCCCCGGTGTAGTTAAGGGCCTTGATGCCGTTGCGCTGGCAGATGTCCACGCACAGGTCAATCAGCTTGCTATAAGCCGCATCGGACACGGGCCAGTCGCCGCCGGTGGCGCAGTTGGCAACCTCGATATTCACGGCGCGGTTGTCGTTGCTGGGGGACGCAGAGGCCCATGCACGATCTCCCTCGTCCACATAGAGGCCCACCCGGCCATCGGAGCCGATGCCATAGTTGGCGCTGGCCTCGTAGCTGGGTTTGGCAAAGAGATTGCCGCAGGTCTCCACAGACAGATCACCGGCCATGTGGTGGATGGTGATCTTGTCAATGGCGTGGTTCCGTGGATGATCGCAGTTAGGGGAGAGTTTGGTGTAAGATACCAGGCTGGAATTACTCATTGCCGCTGCCCTCCTTGTTATAGGTGGCCGTGGAGATGCACAGCACAGCGCCCAGGAAGGTGTCCACGGCGGTGATGGTGGTGACGATCTCCTCCGAGTAGGGCCAGGCCCACACGGCGGACAGGGCCGCGTACAGCGTGGCGATGGCCGGCAGGACGATGATGACCACCCACTTGAGAATGTCATACAGCTTGTCAGGGATTTTCATGGTTTGCTCCTTTCTGTGCCCGAATCGGGCACCACAAAAATTAATTCTTGTTTTCCAAGTCCGCGATGCGGTGGTTGGCGACCTTGATCTGCTCCTCCAGCACAGGGACGCGCCGCGCAAAATTGTTGTGCTCCCGAACCTCTCTGGTCAGTTCCTCCAGTTTGGTATCGGTGACGGCTTGCCGCTTGTCCAGCTTGGCTGCCACGTCTCGAGCGGTTTTGCTGCTGGTGATAAGTACCCCCAACAGCGACAGGCCGCCGGTAATCAGCGCCACGATGATTGCTTCGGTCATTTGTTATCCTTTCCTGCCGCCAGTAGAGCGGCAATCACAAATCCTATACACGATGATGCAGGGACAATTAATAGCAGCCACAAGGGATCCATACAGCGCACCTCCTCACTCAGCTTGCGATCCATATCCCGGCGATGTAGATGCCGTACCCTGCGGGTATGTCCTCTTTTGGCCGGATCTGTATAATGCCGGACGTACTCAATCGCACATCCATGTTTTTAAGGCTGTACACGCTTAGGGCATAAGTCGATGTCGGGATATGGTCGCCTATGCTGGCCACGTCATACGTTTTCCCCGCAGGCATTGCCACATTCGTCTCCCCATACACCCGCAGGATGCCAAGTCCCAAGGCAGAGATATGCTTGGCCGTACCGCTGAAATTCTTTAGATATGACCCGGACGCACCGATTGTAATGTTGGCAGGAGCAAAGCCCAGCAACGTTAATTTCCCGGACACGTCATCATAGTTGGCTATTGATTTCTCATTTTTTGCGTCATACACACCCAGCGCCGTAGTAGATGATCCTACGCCGCCGTAAATGCGCACATTATGGACATTTGTAGCCACGTTTGTGGTTCTAAAATGTATGTTAGAGCCGTTGTCCGTAGTCGAATTGCCACCCATAAAAAGGTGTTGATTTGCGTGCAGTTCCCCGTCGATATAGGTATTAAGCCCAACTTGCAAGGCTCTGCTTTTGTCACAAAGACGCCCGATTCCAACGGATAGCATGGATTTTGCCCAGTGGAGGAGCACAAAGGACGCCGAAATGTCCCGCATGCTGGAATTGCTGGTGCTAAAAGCATCTGTTGCCACCACGCGCACTGTGTAGCGCTTATTTGTATCGGCCGGGAAAATGGTGGTGATGTTTTTGGGGGCATACTTATCGGCCTCCGGTATCGTCGGCGTTACGCTTGTCCACGCCTCCGTGCCGTACTCCCGGTACTGCACCTTGTAAGCCGCCGTGTTTTTGTTAGATAGAGGGGTAATGACGGCGGTAAAGGTGACTTTACCGTACTCTCCCGTGCGGCTCGCTGCGCCGTTTTGCGTGCAGCGGGTGGCGGAGATGGACGAGATAGTGGGGACGCTGTATTTGGATACCGTATAGCTTAGCGATTTTGTAGCCGTGCGCCCACGGCTATCCGTTACAGCGCATGTGATATACACCGTGCCGTAGTAAGGCAAAAAACCCGTTGTGCCGGTCGCCGCAGATGCGGTATACAGTGTGCCGGAGCCAGCCGACCAGCCCACCTTAATGCTATAGGATCTAATGGTGCTGCCCTGCGCACCCGTGCCAGTGATTGCAACTTTGATTTTACTGCGCAGCTGTAGGAAATACCCGGTATATTTTGTTTTGTTGCCCGTTGGGTCAGTTACGGACACTGACAGCGTTGGCACCTCGCTTGCCGGGATTGCCAGCGTTACTGTACACTCCGACCGGCCCACATAGGCGGTTCCGTTGTAGGTGTTGGCAATAAGTGTCACGGCCAGCTTTGTGCTGTTGGGCGCATTGGTGGCCAGACTAACGGGCGGTGTCCAGGAGTAAGTTCCCGCTGTGCCATCATATTCCGTGATCTGCACAGCGCTATTGCTGCCGATCTTGTAATAGAGTTTGTCAGTAAAGTTTGCGCTCTTGCGGTCAATTGTGATTTTAAGAGCCGTACCGAGTGTGCCCGTGCTGGGCGCTGATACAGCAGATGCGCGTGGGATGGTGTCCAGAGTCAGCGTCTTGGTCTGCGTGATTACGCCCGCGCTGATCTCTGTGTCCATCCACGTCCGCACCTTAATGCTCCCAGTGCCATCAGCCTTGTGGCTGACGGTGAGGGTGGTATCCAAGATGGTCTTGGTGGTATTTTGCGGCAGCGTAAACGCTACTGTGTGCTCGGTCTCTGTGCCGCCATTAATGGTGATGTAGTAATACGCCTTATCACCGGGGGCATCATTATAGCTGGAGCCGGTCTGTTGTGATGTCCACTTAATGCGGACTTTGGAGGTATTGTTGGCTATGGATTGGCCAACTTGTTCCAATGATAGATTTTGATATACACTCATGGTGTCCCCTCCTTAGCTGACAATCACATCATCATTGTCGTCCACCTGGATAACCACTTTTCCAATGGATATAGCGGACGAAACTTTGAGCCGTTTAGCTTCTACGCCTTCCGCCGTGATTTGCAGTTCCGGTGTATTGTTGCGCACAAACTGCAAAATGTCGTTATCCAACCGTAGCAATACTTCATTCCCGCTCTCGCCGATGATAAGCCCCTCGTCCGTAAATCTAAAAGCCTTTGTAATAGATGCATACTTTGCTTGCAAATCGCCGTCTACGTCATCAATCCGCTCGGTGACTTTGGTAATGTTGATGCCCAGTTGGTCGGCCAGCACGGAGAGCCTTGTGCTGACCTCCTCCTTGTAGGCGCCGAAATCCCCGGTTTCCACATAGTTTTCCAGCGCCGACAGGATGATGGAGTTGACAGTCTGCTGCAGGTCGGTGATTTGCTGGGTGGTGGTTTGGGTTACTTGGCTGGCCGAATCGTCCACCCGCTCGATCAGCTCCGCACGTGTGTTTTCAATGCGGTCATTGGTTTTTCGATCAGCATCAATTTGTGCGCCCGTATAGGTGCGGCTGGTGCCGCCCAACGTGATTTGTGTGTTGCCTGGGTCAAGGATGTCCGGGGCCAACTCCATCAGCGGATAGGATGCGCTGTAGCCGTGGGGCGTACTGACCAAGGCGGTCATTCTGCCCACCCGGAAATGCTGGACGCCCTCTTGCCAGCCCAAATCCACTGCCTTGCAGGTGATGGTTTCCGGCATAGACAAGCCATTATCGGCCAGGGCCGTTTTTGCCTTTGTCTGGAGATTGGTGTCAACGGTCACATCATCCCACTTGATATGCCTGGTAATACGCCCGTATGTGGCCACGCCGGACTTGCTGTAGATGATTTTCCCGGACTTCACAAGATCATCTGACAGTGCGCCGTCCGATAGGCTTTCAATGGTCAGCCCGTCCTTGCCCTCCGGCAGAATGGCAGTGTAAATTTTCGTACCGTCCGTTTCACTGGACAGGTCAAGCAGGTTTTCTGCAAATTCCACCGTCTGCGTATTTGTCAGCGGCAGCTCCGCATAATAGTCCAAATAATTTCCGTCATTCTCGTATCGGATTAGCAGATTCCCGCCCAGGGAAGATTTGAACAGCTTATCGGAAATAGTGGTCATCGCCGTGGCATACTCCCCAGAGCTGCGGGTGATGTAATTGTTCGGGTCGGACACGGTGACCACGCCGGGCTTGATCTGCTGCTCTGCAGTCACCTGCGCATTGTGCTGTGACAGAATCCAGCGGAAGAAAAACTCCACCACATTCCCGCCTGCGGCGGCGGCCTTATAGGCAGCATCCCCCGCAAAGTCATCCGGGAAAATGAACGGTGGTATGATGCTGTCATTCAGCACCGCCATAATGCCCTCTGTTTCGATTTTGTGCGCCCCGTAGAAGTCTTTTATATCGCTGGTTATTCTTCCCCTATATATAGGAAAAGTGCCGTCCAGCAGCTCCACAAGGCCACTCATGCGGCGAAGATTGCTCAAATAGGGATGTTTTGCGTCCACCGTAAAGGACATTTCCCCGGCCTTGCTGACCGCCAGCTTCACAGAGGGGTTACGGACGATTAGTTTTTCATCCGCAAGGCGCGGGTCATACAGGATATAGTTTCTGTATTTGAGTTGATACATTACAGGCTTGCCTCCTGGTATGTAACTGTGATACTGCCGGTGCCGCTTGCAACTTTGGCTTTCAGAATGTTGTTTCCAGCCGCAAGACGGATAGCAGGCAAAATATGATCTCCCGCGCTGATGTTGATTGTGCTGCTGCCCCAAAGCAAGGTGGTGTCCTGGGCCACCGTGATAGTAGGGATAACCAGCCGGCGCTCGTTGGGTAGGGATAGCTGTTTGTAGGCCGTGCCAAGGTCAGAGAGGGAAACCTTGGTTTTTGCGTTCTTGTATTTCCACGGGTCGCAGTCAACCGTGACCGGGATAGTCTGCATCATTTTGACAAGCTCCACCTGCCCAACGGAGCACCGCCCACTGTAAAAATGGGCGGTGTCCTCGGGGAATGTTATTTTAACGCGCTTGCCGTGGACTTTGTTGCAGAAATCGGAAATCGTAGCAGGCCATGTCTTGCCGCTCACCGTGTCCACGCCGGTGAGCTTCAGTGTAATAGTGCGGTTCTTATAGGTGACTTCTCCGGTCAGCACTTCAGACGCATCCAGCAGGCCGTCCCGGCCCGGAACATCAATCATATTCGTTCGGACTTCCGGCAGAGAAATGGACTTACTTGCAAGCAGCAGGCCGTATTCTGCGTAGGTGTCTTTCCCGTCAAAAAATACTTTCCCTATCATACGGCCCTCGCCCTCCTTGCATTGATTTTGGCCAGTTCTTCGTCCATGCCTGGGGCAAGCAAACCGACAACCTGGCCACTGTCCATTATGACTTTCATATTTGCCAACATAGGTAAATACTGTTCAAGCAGCATTACAATTCTGCCGGATCCTCCGCTTGCTACGCCGTAAGATCCACTTGCATAGTTTCCGCTGCTATTTGCTCCTGCCGTAATGGATCCAGCAGAAAAACTCATGTCCCCCTCTATGTCTTTTTTCACAGACGCAAATTCATCGCTAAACCCTTCCCCCAATCCTTCGGCCATAAATCCGCCAATACCGGCAAATACCTTGGACGGGGAGTGGATGCCCAAAATGCGCTTTACGCCGCCAACAAGGCTGTTTACCTTGTCATTAAACCAGTTTTTGATGTTGTCCCACATTCCGGCAATGCCGTCTTTTAAGCCCTGCACGATGTTTCTACCGATGCTGCCCCAGTCATAATTTCGGATCGTGTCAGCAATAGCCGCGATAATGCGTGGGACGGCTGCAATCAGCTCCGGGATTGCTCCGACAATGCCGGTAATCAGCGATACAATGATTTGCGGTGCGGCAAGGATAATCTTATCAAGGTTATTAACAATGCCGTTGATAAACGCAATAATCAGTGTAGGGACTGCCGCCACCAATTCCGGGATGCACTGAATAATTCCGTCTATTAGCGCAAACAGAAAGTCAATGCCCATCTGGATAATGCTCGGCAGCTCTACAATGATTGCGGCAAGTAAGTTGCCAATAATCAGAGGTACTGCCGCGATAAGCTGCGGAATCGCGTCAATCAGGCCCTGCGCAAGCGTCATAATCAGCAGGATTGCCGTTTCAATAAGCTGCGTCAAAAAGTCCGGGCTTGTCAGCATTTGCACAATCGTCAGGGTCACTTGCACAATGCCGTCAATGAGCGTGGGCAGGTTTTCTATCAGGCCATTCGTAAGGAAGAAAAGAATGTCGATTGCTGCTTGCGTAATTGCAGGTAGGCTATCAATGATACCCTGTCCCAATGCGCCGACAAGTGCAACCGCCGCCTGCAAAAGCGCAGGAAGGTTGTCTGTGATGGTGGTAATGACCGTCGGGATAATCGTGGTAGATGCAGATGTGACCAACTGTGAAATGCCGCCCAAGATGACATTAATGCGCGGAATGATATTTTCGCCAACGGTAACAAGACTATCAACGAACTGCTCTGTAAGTGTCTTGAAATCTGCGTTATCGTCAGCAATGCCAACCAGCAGATTGCCCCATGCGGACTTCATGGATGAAACAGATCCTTGAATGGTGGTACTTGCTTCTTTTGCGGTAGTACCAAGCTGCTCCGAAACTTGACGACCTGTGCGCTCGTAAATGGCCGCTGCTTCTTCTGCTGTGCGGCCGGAAATTTCCATCTCACCTTGAATCACATGAATTGCATCAACAATATCTGCATAAGACGAAATATCATATTCGACACCGGAAAGTTTTGTTGCGTTCTCCAGCAGCCGTTCCATTTCCTCCTTTGTGCCGCCATAACCAAGTTTTAGGTTGTCCAGCATGGTATAATTTTGTTTTGCAAACCCCTGATAGGCGTTCTGGATAGATGCCATATCCGTGCCCATTTTATTTGCATTGTCAGACATATCCGTGATTGCAACATTAGCCGTGTCTGCCGCCGCTTTTGTATCACCGCCAAGCGATTGCAGCAAGGACGCAGAAAAACTTGTAACTGTGTCCATATATTCGTTAGCGGATAGACCAGCAGTCTTATATGCATTTGCTGCATATTCTTGAACTTTTGCAGAGCTATTCTTAAAAAGCGTATCAACACCGCCGACAAGTTGTTCATACTCAGCATAGTTGTTAAGCGCGTTTTTCGTAAGCACGGCAATGCCGGCAGCAGCCGCACCTACAGCTGCGGTGCCGACTTTAGCCGCAGTGGCAAGACCATTTTTGAATTTTCCTGATAATGTCTCCACATTTTTGCTTGCCTCGTCTTGCACAGATATTTTCACAAACAGATCAAGAAGATTCATGCGTTCACCTCGCTCTCTTTGTAAATTCTGAAAATTATTCGTGACATTCCATTGATAGTATGGCATGATATCGGCAAGGAGGGATTATTTATGATAAGTTTTAACAAAGATTCTGCGTGGGACTTAAAGCCGATTCCCGTTTCCGATGTGCGTGGTGAAGTGAATGGCTTGTTGATTGACGGGGAAGAAATCGCTGCCGCATTTAAGACCGTCCGCGACCAGCTGATTTTTACTAACAAGCGAGTCATATCGGTTGATGTACAGGGGATTACAGGAAAGCGCAAGTCCTTCAGCTCTATGCCCTATTCGAAAGTGCAGTTTTTCTCCGTGCAAACCCCGGGCTTTGCCGAAATCATCCCGGATAGCGAACTTGTTCTGACATTCTCCAATGGTTATGTCGCAAAGTTTGAGTTTAAGGGAGGCACAGACATCGGGAAAATCGGAAGAATGATTTCTGATTATGTCCTCAAGTAACGCATATTCGCCCGCCGCCCCGTGAAGGGGCGGCTTTTTTAACTTGTAACCCGCACCGATTGACAATATCGCTGGTGATTTCTTCACAGGAGCGATTGTCTATTTTGCTCACATCTATAATTTCAATATATCGCTTATCGATTGAAACGCCCGCGCATCGCTCGCATATTGCTTTAAGCAGGTCAGCAGAATAAATTCGATATGCTTTTTCTTCTGCATCCTGCTTATACCGCGCTACACAGTATGACAGAAATGGCTTTACTCTTTGGCTTCCCCGATATTCTCCTGCACAGAGCCGGACGGCGTTTCTGCCGTCTCGGTCTGCGCAGATGTAAAAAGGTCCGTAAAGGCATCGTCCGTCATAAGCTCAGTAACATCAACCAGCAACTTGGCAAGCGTCAGCCCAGAGGCATATTTTTTTGCAGGCACGCCTTCCACAGCCGCCAAAATTGCGATTAGATCTTTCTTGTGCCCACGCAAAAGCAGCGGAGCAGATTTCTTAACCCTTGCCAATACAAAGTCCTTTGCATTTACGCCATCCGGGAGTTTCTGACGTTGAAACAACGCTGCGGCTTCTTTGTCCTCGGCTATGTTGGCAATAGGATCGATAATGTCTGCGATAACATCAAACACTCGCTCCCCTTTAATTTTTGACAGTTTCATGGTGTTACGCCTCCGCCGTACCGGCCTTGATGTAGATTTCAAATGGCACAGTGTCCTGCGCGCTCATGGAGTAGTGGGCCGTATACTCAAACGCGAACTGCCCCTTCGCTTTGTCAGCTGTTTTCATTTGGAATCCGCCCGTAGAAAGCGCATTCAGCAGATGGATGGCGATAAAGCCTCCATTTGTTTCCCCGTTCATATCGGAGTAGTCACCCACAATCCAAAGGTCATCAAAGTCGGAATCCTTGAGATCGTTTCTCGGTGTGATCTTGGTGGCGTCTGCCGTACCGATATCCGCCGCCCCGCATAGGCTCTTAGCAATTGCAGTATCTGCATTTACAAATGTACCGCTGGCTTTTGCTTCCCAGCTGTCCACCATTTTCAGCTCCTTGGTATTCTTGGGGCAGTTGTCGATGTCCTCTCCATAGTCCTTATAGGTGGGCGTTGCGGTAAAGCTAATTCCGCCGGTCGTCGCGCCAATCTGCCCCGCCTCTCCGATGGCTCCGGTGGCCGGGGTAAAATCGGTGGTCAGAATACCGGCGTTGATTTGAAGTTTCTGGAATGCATCAGATGGAATTTTTGTGAATTTCATATTTTCTTCCTTTCATCAGTTTTGCGATAGGTATTCCACCGTGATGTTGAGATACCTTCGCTTGATGTTTTTATCGCTTTCGTCCGCGATGTTCTGACACCACGGGGAGCCACGCTTGATCCACATTGCTCCGCCGTCATAGGCGACCATACAGCCGCCCATGCCGATTGCGTCGCTGATTTCTTGCGCCTTTGCGTTGGGCATCGCTTCGCTCTCGGTGTAATACCAGAGGTTGACCGTCAGCGGGATCTCGCCGCTCTCCCATGATCCTGTGATAAGCTCATAGGTCAGCCACGGGAAAACCGCGTCATCTGGCACGTTGGAGGTTGGGTATGCCGGGAGGAACTGAGAAAACCACGCATGGAGCGCCTTATCTTTTGTCATTTCGGCAGCTCCTTCCGTTCGGCGGTGAAGAATTTCAATGCCTTAATAATTGCACCCGCAGACCTCGGCGCGGCCTTTTCCTCGGGATTCGAGGTCACGCGATAGGTAATCCCCGTTTCCGTATCGCGGAAATAATCGTTATACTCGATAGGGACGCTCTGATTGACCAGCGCGGAATATACCGAGGTCACGCCGTCTTTTTCCGCTTTGCGCGCCTCCATAGAGGTGTCAAGAGACTGGTAATTGAGGAACTCCGCGCCCTCTTCCCACGCGGTGATGTAGCCGCCCGCACCGTCAGGCGTGCGCTTTTTCTCCATCAGTCTGCACTTGTGTGCGAAATCGTCCAGTAAACTCACGGTTCCACCCCCTTGAGCTTTCGCCAGTCGTTTAACCGGCCTCTAAAAGCGTCCTGCCAGCCCGTCACAGCGCTTGTGCCAGCGTTTCCGCCGCTTGACTTGGTGTAACTGTACCCGCCGAAACTCTCGCTCGTGTAGGGGCTTAAAACGGCTTCACCGTTCTTTTTCTCCCACGCGGCAATGTCCTCCGAGAGGGTTACTACCGCTTTAGGGACCGCCAGCGCCCACACCGTCCCGGTGAAAGTCTCGTCTGTCAGGCCAACCGCTGGGTATTGGTGTAGTCCATCATTGAACACGGAGCCGCACACGCGGAAATACTGGTTATTTTGGAGAAAGGGCAGCGTAATGCTGCCATTCTCCACAGCAAACTCGCCCTCGTGGATCTTCACAAGGAACCAGTTGTTTAAGTGCTGTAAAACCTGTTCAAGCATCACGCTGCCCTCCTATTTAACCCGCGCCGGACACCGAAACGGTAGCAACGGCAATGCCGTCCAGATACTCAGCCCACAGCTTCATGCCCATGATGGCGTACATATCGCCAGTGGCGCGGCTGTAATCGCCGTCGACGTGAACGCCGATCAGGTTGGTTTCGCCCTTAACGGTGTAGTTCAGGCCAAGCTTGGCAAAGTCGCTGTCGCTCGGGTCCACATAGTAAAGATCGATGTTCTCCACGGGCAGAGCAATCACCTTCTTGGAGGCAATGTACTTCTCAGGCAGCAGGAACAGCGTGCGGTAGCCCATGAAGTTCTCCACGTAGTTGATGCCGAACATGGTCTGCACGGTGATCTCCTTGTCGCCAAGGTAATCGTAAGCGTCGATGATGTTGGCGAAGCCCACCACCTCAGTCACGTCCTTGTCGAGACCCGCAAACTTGTCCAGCACCTTGCCCTTAGCCATAGCCAGCGCGCGCTGCCAGGTCTTTTCCGTCACCTTGAGCGTGCCGGTGCCGAGGAAGGTATAGAAGTCGGTCAGAACCTTGTTCTGCAGCGCCACGAGGAACGCCTCGTCGGTCTTCTCTACGGCAACGTCAGCGCCGTACTTCGCCACGCTTTCGATCGTCACACTCTTGGCATACTTGGAGATGTCGATGTCGCCGTAGGCAACCGGCTCCACCTTCATCTTAGTGAAGGGGATCTCATCGCCCTCGGCCACGGTGCCGCCCTTGAGACCGCCGTCCACGCTGGCCTTGTAGGAAACCAGCTTCGTGCCGGGGGCCTTGCGAATGGGACGCATGATTCCCATGATGTTGCGCAGCGCGTCCCAGTTGTCAGAGAAGCGGGACACGAAATCCACCTCGCGTGCGGAAGTGGTAAACTGCGCGGAAGTCGTAACGTTAGTTTTCGCAGCCATAAATAGCTCCTTTCAAAAATCAGTTGTTTTCGCTTGCCATCAGATCGGCAAGCGCTTTCTGGCGCTCCGCCGTAGACATCACATAGCGGCCCTTATCGTCCTTTTTGTAAATGTCCTCACGGGTCTTTGCGCCGCCGGTATTCGCCGGGGGAGTGGCGGGATTCGCGCCCTTTGTCTGCGTGGTGGAGACCAGCCCCTTGTAGGTGCCGTCTACAAGTGCATCAAGGCTTTTGGTGTCCTTGATCTTCTCGCCGTCCAGCTCCAATGCGGCCATTTCCTCGCCGCAACCACGCATCGCAAGGTCGAGATTCGCGCCGGTGATGTTTTTGCTCTCAAAGTAAGCGCGCACGGCCTTTTCCTTTGCCGCCTTGCTCTCCTTTGCGGTGACATTAGCCTTGAAGTCCTCAAAAGCCTTGTGCTCTTTCTCGTACTTCTCCTGATAGCCGCCGTCACCTGCTGCCTTGAGATCGTCCAACTGCTTCTGGACGCTGGGCAGCTTCTCCGCGTCGGCCTTGTAGCGGCTCACGTCCGCTTTCAGGCCGTCCACGGTATCGGTATGCGCTTCGATGATGGTATCCACCTGTTCGTCGGTGAGCCCCATACCCTTCAAAAGTTTTCGTGTAAGTGCCATGACACTATCTCCTTTTCTTCGGTTCCGTTCCTTCGGAAACGATAGTTTTATAAAAGCCGCTGTACCTCGCGGGTTTTACTGAAAATAAAAGAGCCAACCACCGAGAATTTCTCGGTAGCTGGCTCCTATTGCCCTTTCCCGCGCCCAATTACGCGGAAGTGTATTTGATTGTTTTTTTGACCTCCAAGACGATGTACCCGTCGCCTTTTCGGCGTATTTCAACATCGTTGCCGCGCTTGATAATGGCTTCAATGGCCTTGATGGTCTCGTTATCCATTTTTCAGATCGCTTTCCAGAATGTCCCGGTACTGTCCCGCATGGTCGGCGGCAGCGGGTTTCAAAAACGGCTGCGCCTTGTTGCCGCGCGTGTAATGCCAGTTTCCCTTCGCGTCTTGGTATACCCACGGCGTAGGCCGTCCGCCGCCGCCCTCGGCGTGAATGCCGGTGCCAAGCTCGACGTAAGCGGCGTGCTCATTGTTCGTGCCGATGATTGCCGCAGGTTCCTGCTCATCTACCACATGGGTGATGCTGTTCCGCAGATTGCCGGTGTCAACGGGGCACAGCTTTTTCGCATACCCCTCTGCCACAAGCCCGCCCTTTTCCAGCCCCCGCAGAAGCGCCGCATGGATGGCGCCAGAAACCTCTTTGCTGTTGTCATGGATCTCAACACTCATGATCTGAAAATAAAAAATCGAATTCTTTTTGCAGCGCTTTGAACTTGACATCGCGCTCTCTTTCAAGTAATCTCACAACCGGGTCCGACGGATGATCCAGCCCTTGCCATTCCGGATATTTCGCCCGCTCCGTTTCTATTTTTTCGGTGTAATTGCGAAACAATATCTCGCACTTTGCCAAATACTCAGCATAAAGCGGATGCGCTCTATCGACTTTTTTCTTTGCGTTCATACGCTACACCCAGCTCCTTGCTCAGTATTTTCATTACTTCGTGGTACCTGTCAATGTCGGGGTCTATTTCGCCGTCCCACATCATCCTAAAGACATCCGTTCTCTCAATTTCTTTGAATCTATTATAAACGTAGCTCCGGTCTTTGGCAACCGTGTCTTTTGTCCGCCGCATGGCATAGGCGAACAGATGGTCAGACGCAATTGAAACATCTTCGCCACTCCAAATGAAAAATGCGATGTCTTCCGCGCTGAAAGAATAATTTGTTCCAGCCTCCGGGTGATTGTGGTAGGAATACGATCCCTCCAGATCGCTCGGTATTGCTGCCGGATTTACGGAGGAGTTCTCGCCGGAAACACGCCATACTTTTCCGTCTTTTGTGATAGAATAGTTGACCTCGTAATTACACCCTGCCAGCTCCTTTTCCGCGCCTTCCAGGGTTTGCATGACTGCCTTTTTATCCGAAAAATCAATCTCCTTAACCAGAATGGGTTTTCCGGGCATTGCGTTACCGCCATTTCCGGCGCTTTTTCCGCTTTTCCATCCTGCCCACTCTGCAAAGGACATGCCAGGAACAACCTCTGTTTGCCCCGTAGCGGCGTTTCTGGCGCGTCTTTGCGCGGTTGAGGTGTCTACCCCGTCCACAGCGGCGATCAGCGTGCAGCGGCAGTTATATATCTCCCACGGTGGCCCTTGTGGGTCGCCGGGAAATCGACAGCCATTAGAAAACTTCTTGTCCTGCGCCACTTGTTCGCCGTCAAGCATGGCATGAGAGTGGCGGGTACGCGCGTCCAGCGTAGCCAACCATTCTTTTTTGAGCTTTATTCCCATCTTTTCCGCCGCCGCGTAGCTGTCCATGCGTCCGGCGTTCTGCGCGCCGGTCACGGCTGTACGGGCGGTGCGGATGGCGGAATCGCGGCTCATGGTGGTAATCCGCTTTTGCAGGTCATCCGCCATGTGCTTGATGCTCTTTCCCTGCAAGATGGAGCTGGTGACACTCTTGGTGATTTGCTTCTTGCCATACGCAAGGTCTATGCCACGCTTTAAGGCGCGTTTCGGCGGGTAGTATGGCATTAAGTCCGGTTGCTCTACCATGAGCCGCTTGACCGTCTGCTCGTCCCACAGGTCAAAGCCGACGTTGCCCGCGACCTGCTCGATGGTATAGGCCGAATAGTTGCGGTTAAGGGAGTAGATACCCGGCGTTGCATCGTTGGTGTAGGACACCGCCACAGCGTTTGCGTCGGTCACGCGGTGCGCTACCTTGTCGCGCATGGCCTGATAGCGTTCCCCGCGTCCGATCTGGTTCAGCCGCCATTGCTTATAATCGGCCTCCGTCCATTCCTTGCCGTTTTGCACGGTGCCGATCAGCGCTTTCATTTCCTCGTCGCGCTTTTTGAATTGCTCAAAATATGCGTCGATGGTAGCTTGCAGTTCTTCCCCCGCCTCGCGGTATAGTTTTGCAATACGCCGCTCCAGCTTTGCAAGCTCCTTGTCGGCCAGCTTGTGTCCGAGGTCACTGTTCGCCATCGCCGTTCACCTCCGGCGCATCCGGTTCCGCAAAGCTCCGGTCAATCTCTTCTGCAGCCTTCCGCTTTGCCATGTCCTCGTACTGGTCAATGTCGCCGTTGATGGTCAGCAGTTTCTTTGTAATATATTCGTCATCGTAATACGCCGCGCCCAAAAGGATGTTCTGTGTTTCCTCGCTCTTGTTGATGATCTGATTGCGCGTGTAACTCGGCTTGTCCTCAATGCCCGCCAGACGCAGGATTTCCACAATAAACCGCGTGACCTCGGATTCAAACTTGTCTGTTTTCAGATCCAGCGGCACATAGCTGGCCTTGATCGCGGTCGCCGTCTGGTTCCCTGCAGATACCGCCGCAGCGTCAAAGCACTGAAAATCCTCGTACAGCTTCCTTTTGAGCATATCAATGGTGCTGCTCGTGCCCTCATACGGCGCCTCGATGGTCTTGCTCTCCACCTTCGCACCGTCGTCGCCGTTGGCGTGGGCGACATGGGTGGTTTTTAGCCGCTCGATAAATCGGGCGTCATCCAGATCGTCCATGCCGCTACAGTTGGACAGCACCCAATAGATCAAATTGCCCTCGTCCACGTTGTTGACCATATTCGAGGACGCAAGATCCAGTGCGTCAATGGTGTTGCGCTTTCCGGCGATTTCAGACAGGCACCGCTTGTTGTTTTTCAGCGGCACGATGGGAAAACTCGGATAATTGCCGCCGTCGTAAATCTCTGTTTCGCCGACCTCGGCCTTGCGGATAACGAGCTTGTAGCTGCGCTTTGGCTGCATCACTTCCATGCTCTTGTTTTTCGGCTGGAAATACTCGGTAAAGCCGTCGATCTCGTACAGCGTCGCTCTCAACGGCTTATCCTGTGCCACCTGCCAGAACCGGATACCAGCTTTCATTGCGCCGTCCTCTTCATCATAGAGGGGAACAAACTCAAGCAGGGAAAACACCCGCAAATGCGTCAAATCCCAAAAACCGAAGGACACACCCGCGATTTTAGCTTCACGCGCCGCATCCATGACTTCCTGGTCGAAGTCCGGGCATAGTTTGTTTGGTGTTTCCTTCTCTGCAAAGGTCACGCCGTTACCCAGAAGATAGGAAACCTCCTGATCGACCGCCAGGCCAAAGAATCGACTGGCCAGCTTATGGTTTGCTGTCCACATATCCGTGTGGCTGCGCCCCTGCATATCATAGATGATCTTCTCATAGCGGTTAATGGTCGGATTCAGGCCATTGTAATATTCCTCCGCATCTACCGCCGTTTTATATGCCGCGCTATCGCGGTGCTCGTTGATCGCGCTGCGGATAAACTCCATCCGCGCCTTTTCGTCCTCGCCCACCGCCACAAGGTCATTATATGTCTTAATCTCCGCTCACCCCTTATCTCAGAATGGAAACATAATCAGAGCTGTCGCGTTTGTTCCACAACCGCTTCACGATGCTGGCCGCGCTGTCCGGCGCGTCATCATGCTCCACGTTCTCGTTGTAATCGCAAATCTGGTCGATATACGTATCATCCGTACCGGCCACAAAAACCACGTTGCGCCATTCCGCCTTGAGATAGCTTGTGATTTTAAGGAATTTGTTCATGTTTTCGTGATAGGTAACGGCCCGTTCGCCCTTCGCGCGCAACGCCTTTGCCAGATAGCCTTTGTCGGCGTTGGTCTCGCAGTAAATCTCCCCAGCATTGAAGGATTTCCGAAGCCGAATAATCTCATCCATGCAATCGTCCACATGCTTGTGCCAAAGCCGCCCATAGAGGTAATATGTTGTTCCCTTCTTCCGGGCAATCGTAAACGCCGTGTAGTCATCGCCGCCGTATGCCGCGTCGATATGGCAAATGCCCTGCTCTGCAAGGCAAGGCTCCGCGCCCATTTGCGGCGTGTCAAAGATCACATCGTCACTGGCAATATGCCGTAGCTCGTAGTTTGCCGCAAACAGGGATGACGTCATAGACGATTTAATGGCTTGCAACTCATTCCCGGAGATCAGCCCGGTTGAATAGCAATCGTGCTTCTCGATATTCGGCATCATGGAAAATGCGTCTTCCTTATGCCAGGGCGTTCCGGTATTGAAAATGCGTCCGCCACGATTGCGGATGTTTTGCAACTCCTGATAGATCGTTTTTGTATGATCCCGTTCTGCGCGGGAAATGCGGTCCTGTACATTTACAATATCGTCCGTAAATATGCGGTCAAAATGCTTGCCGGTCAAGGACCCGTTCACGCCGCACGCCACAAGCTGGCTCGTGCCCTTGTTGTCCGCTGTCAGATTCGTGGAAATCTCCGTCGCGGATACTGTTGTTAGGATCAGCGGTTTCCCGTGGATCTTCTCGCACAGTGCCTCCATGTATGGCGATAGCAGCAGATTCCGCACCTGCCGCACAACCTCTTTCACATCCGCATCCGTTTTTCGCATAAACAGCGTTTTGAGATTCGGCAGAAGGACGATAATCTCCGCCAGCGCAATCGAAACGCATGTTGTTTTATAGCTGCCACGGTGCGCCTGCAAGGTTTTGTCCTCACTCCCGCGCACCATATCCTGTATCCATGCGTTGTGCAGCGCGCCCAGCTTATCAAACCCAACAGCATGGCCAAACGCGATGGGGTTATGTATCAGCAGTTCCGCCGCTTGTATCCGCGTCATTCTGCATCACCATCTTCTCCAGCTCGTCCAATGAAATGCCCTTTGCGTCCGTCACTGCCACGTCCACGCTGTCACGCTGCCCCAAAAACTGTTTGCCGAGGAAGATCGCCATTGTAGCGTTCTTTTCAGCCAATCGCCACTGACTTCTCCGCAGCGAAATTTTCCCCGCTCCTCGCTTTTGCCTAAATACCTCGGAAAAACTGGCGTGATAGGTGCGTTTACACCAACTATCCAATGTTTTATCGGTCACATCAAACCAGCCGCAGATTTCCTCAAGCGTGCATTGCAGGCCGCAGAGGTTCTCGAACTGCTTCTGGTCTATTTCCTTTCTTGGCCTGGCCATACGCACCCTCCTTTCTCTGCTGGCGTTTAATAAACTTCTCCATGTCCCGCTTTAGGTGCGGGCTGCTTGTTTTTTCGATGATTGCCCGTGCCTCTTTAATCGTCATCCAGAAGCACCGCCTTTTCTCCGGTAAACTTTTCCCATCGATCAATAATGACGTCGGCATACTTCGGGTCATATTCCATGCAGAAGGCGTGTCTGCCATTCTGCTCCGCTGCCATGATCGTTGTGCCGGACCCAGCGAACAGGTCAAGCACATTCTCACCCGGCTTACTGGAGCACTGCATCTGGTAATCAAACAGCTTAATCGGCTTCATGGTCGGATGCTCCGCAGACTTGACGGGCTTATCGAAGTTCAACACGGTTGTCTGTCTGCGGTTCTTAAAGAAGTAGTGCTTTTTGCCTTCCGTCCATCCGTACAGGCAAGGTTCGTGCGCTTCCTCTTCAATCTCGCTCTCACCATACAGGCAAGGCTCATGTTTCCACTGGAAATCCTGTCTCCCCATCACAAGGGAGTTCTTCACCCAGATCAGGCACTGCCGGACACGCAGCATCGCATCTCTGCACGCGCCTCGGAAGTTATACCCCTCGCTGTCTGCGTGCCAGATGTAGAACGGTGCAACGGGCTTCATGACCATCGCCGCATTGGAGAATGCATCCGTCAGGAAACGCCTGAAGGCCGTATCCTCCATATTGTCGTTCTTAATCTTCCCGGCGGTGCCCTGATAGTCCACATTGTACGGGGGGTCTGTGAGCAGCAAATCCATTTGTGCCCCCCCCACGAGCTTCTGTACGTCTGTCAAAGACGTGCTGTCTCCGCACATAAGGCGATGGTCTCCAAGCTGGTACACATCGCCCAGTTTGCTCTTCGGCTCTGCCGGTAAAACAGGATCGTAGTTGTCCTCTACCACTGACGTGTCGAGTTCATCACGCAGACCCCAATCAAAGTCAAACGCCGACAGGTCAAGCCCCGGCAGCTCATCAGCCAGCAGGTCAAAGTCCCAGTCGCTCTCGTTGCTCTTGTTATCCACCAGCCGCAGGGCGTTCACTTGCTCCGGTGTCAGATCGTCCACACACACGCACGGCACTTCTTCCATGCCCAGCTTCTTTGCCGCCAGAGCGCGGCAATGCCCGATTACGATCACGCCGTCACGATCAATCACAATCGGCTGCACAAAGCCGTATTGCTTGACGCTCTCCGCAACGTTGTTGATTTGCCGTTTATCATGCTTTTTTGCGTTGCCGGCATACGGCACAATATCCGCAAGCCGCCGTTTTGTGATTTCCATGCTTTCCTCCTTGTTTGTCACCAGCCCCCACCCCTTGGCTATAGTAACAGTCTTTCCCCTCCCATGCGGCCTTCTGGAAGCTCTCAAACATGGGTTACACACTATTTTTGATATTTTCTATTGACAGAATGCATCGGATAGTATATGATTGACTTGTCCGATGCAGGAGGCGCTTGCATCGGTGGGAAATTCGATCCTATTTCCCGTGGATTGAAATGCTAAAAACAGTATGCTGGGGAAAAAGAGCGGAACTTCCGCTCTTTTTTCTTTTTATTGTGCGGCATTGCAGTCCTGCCCTGCTTTAGCGCTTCGGGGAAAGTCCCCGTCACTCGCTGTGGTCTCCCCTTACGGGGCACCTATGCCGCATATTGGCCGTCTTCCCGCTTAGATTGTCACATCACCGATTGCTGCTTTACATGCACAGCACCATTACGCTGAGGCGGTTCCATCCCACGGTGCAGTTTTCAGCGGGCATTGTCATTTCCATGTGAGCCACGACGAACGGTCTCACATTGTCCGGGTGCGACCCGGCATCTGGCGCAGACGGCAGGGCTTGAACCTGCGTCATACCTCCCGGTGCGGTGCTCTTACCAACTGAGCTACGTCTGCATATGTCCCCTCTGGGTCACATCGTTGAGAGGTGCGAGGGGTCCTGTTGGTGCCGTGTGGGAGGCGCGACCTCCCGCCCCGGATCGTGGGGTGCAACGAGCGCACGGCATATAACAACAGCCCATAGGTTTCCCTACAGGCTGTTTGTGCCGGTATGACCTTTCGGTGCCAGAAGGTGCGCCCAATACCGGCGGCGCATGGAAGGGAGGAAAAGTGATGATTGGGAAAACGCGTGAATGACCATGTCCTATCATCCACTGTACCTATTGTAGCACATCATTAAGTGGAATTTGTGCCAACTTTATCCGCAAAACCACAATATATGGCTATGTCATAGAGAAATTGCTCTTTCCTCCGGCTGAATGTCCGCTCGCTTATCCCCGGCACGATAATCCTATTGCGGGAATACTTGTGCTTGCCCTGACAGTTGCGCATGATCCCCTGTGTAAGCTGTTTGCGGATACTCTCGCTCTCCAAATCCCGCCCACAGCGGTCTATGGCATATTCAACAGCCCGCATTTTCTTGGTTTCCGGCCAGTTCTCTATGGCGGCCAGCTGCTCCGCCTTGCTCTCGGCGGGCCTACCAGCGCCCGATCCAGTTGGCATGCCCTCCGTAGCGCTATGCGTACCGCCCAAGATCTCCGCCCGGGCCTCGCGATACGCCCGCACCCGGCGCGGATATCCACGCACATAAGCAATGCACTCCAACCGCACATCATAAGGCAGCGTCGCCTTTTTGCTCATTTCCCCTCCTTTACTCCGCGCTGTTTACCATCTTATATTCGCCATGCAGAGCCTTTTCAATGTCGGCCATCTTGATATATCCGTTGTTTTTGGCCTCCACCAGTTCCACAAGGCATTGCTGGAGGTATTCCAGGCTACGGGTGTCGTGCTCGTCCGCCGTCTCCTCCCGCACATGGAATCCGCACTTGTCCAGCAGCACGCAGGAAACATTGTCCATGCATTGTTTGGTGCCATCCAGGCGGCCCAGTTCGTAGGCCTTAGCCGGATTATTTGGCACCGGTCTGCCGTTTGCCCTTTTGAGCATCGCTATTACCCCTTTCCTCGTATTTGCATACGCCCGGTGTATCTGTCACTGGGCAATAATCCGCACACGCCGGGCAATCTGCGTTGACGCAAACCTCGTCTTGCATCCACTTGCATTCATCATTCATCGCCGTCACCGTCCTTCTCATTCAGATATTCGCACCACGGGGACGGCGTCCACAGGTCAATCTGCTTCTTGCCCGTGTACATTGCTAAGGATAGTTCGATGTTTGCGCCGGGACTTCCCGTCCAGTTCAGCATCAATGCAATGGCGTCGGCGCTGTCCAGCATGGCCAGGCAAATGCGCATATAGTCCGCCTTCTCCAGCCCCTCCGGCAGCACCGCCGGATTCAGGGGGATATGCCCCAGCGCCCGCAGCTTTTTCTCCGCCTCGGCAAACTCCGCCTTGTAGTTTTCGTTCCCGGTGATCTTCCCGGCTATGTATACCTTCATTTATTTTCCTCCCCATTGAACCACTTCCGCAATTCGTGCGCGCACGAAACACACAGCTCGTAGTCATTGTCGTTTATGTCGTTTTTAACTCGCCGCATACCGGCATAGGTGACGGAGTTAAACGGGTTAATCTCCGCTCCGCAACGGTCACACACTCTCTTTGTCGCCACTGTCAGCCCTCCTCACAGTAAAATCTGGAAATGTCATCCATACGCCAGCGAACCGTGTCCGAAATAGTGGAGTATAGGTACCCCCCTTCCATGTGTACGGACTTCACACCGTATACCTGCCGCGGATTCGTGAAATGCCCGAATTGCTTTTTCATGTGTTCCTCAATCTCTTCCTTGAAGATAATAGTCAGCTTCATTCCATCGCCTCCACATAGCACCAGCTTTGGGGTGGGCGACCGATAACCCGGCCATCACAATCCATTTTGGTGTAGTTGTAATAAGGGCAGGCACAGCAATCGGCATCGACTCTACATATCGTCTTGAACTCGCTCAATTCCTTCGGCGTATCGTAGATTTTCAGGTCGGAGATGTGCCAGCCGTAACCGACGCCATTGAGATACCGAGCGATCTCTTCTCGCGTCAAGCATGCCTGCTGCTCCACATCGTCTGGTGCATGGTTGAGGGGCGCGAGCCCGTAAATGCGGTCGCAGGTGAACTCACCAATGACCTTGCCGTTGCCATGCGGGCAATTCAGTGATTTCATCGAGCCAGTGTTCAAATAGTCCTGCATCAGGCGTTCCTGGGAAATGGGGATGTTCAGGTCAGGTCTTCCCGTGGTGCAGTAAATGTATGCCTTGAACGGTGTTTCCAGCTTCGGACGATTTTTACGCACCTCAATGGTTTTCTCGCCGCTGATAATTTTTTCGCACCACTTCGGGCGGATGCTCAGCATAACAGCCTTACCCATCCTTCATCGCCTCCAATGCTTTCTCCGTCTCCTCGCTTACCGCAGTAATTCTCCCATGTTTCACCAGATCGCAGAACACATTGTAACCCATGTGAAACACAATTCCGCAACTGCTGCAATAGCGAATTGCAAGCTCTACATCCTTCATAAGTCGCGGACTGTCGATGTTTTCCTTCGATAGCAAAGTGCGCCCACGGGTAAATGGCAGCACCACCATTCGACCGTCCTTGTCGGCCTCGGCCAGCTCCCGCAGGCGGCCGGTGCCTCCACACTCTCCGACGATAGTGCAAAGGTCGCTCCAGTCTTTTTGAAGTGCGGTCACTTCATCCGGCCCCAGCCCCGTGTCCAAATATTCCCGCAACATCGGGCAGTGTGCAGCCGCTACCGCCGTGCAGAATCCCCCGACAGCAGTGCAGTTCCCGTTATCCTTATGGCGAAAATCGCAGCGAAGACAATTCACTGGTTTCATGTCACTCCACCTCCTGCAACGACTGCACAGCTATTGCTACTGCCTCTGACATCCCATCACTGGGAGGCCACCCATATTTGTCGCACAAGGTAGAGTAGTCTGCATACAACTGCACTAACATAGTAGCAGCTTCTTGTTTTGTCATTTCACTCCACCTCCTGCATCCAATATTCTTTACGACAGTCGTCGCATCTGCGACCAATGGTTGCGCAGCCGCCATTTGCGTTCCTGTGCGATGCAGAAATTGGGCAGGGGCATACCAGCAACACACCATTATCTCCGGTGCGTGCCTCCGGATACTGCTCCAGAAACACGCTTTGCCGCGTCTTGCGCGGGTGTGCGGCAGCCCACTCTTCGGTGTTCTTCACAATTTGCGCCGCATCAACGCCCCACACCTCACTCATGGTGCCGCACATTCTATTCCGCTCCTCAATAAACTTCACAGCGTCCATATTGTCAACCTCCTATCTCATGTGTCGTTTCCCAGCCTTTGCAAACCTCGCGCTCTGCCGCACATAGCGCTCCCGGGCGGCGGTATTGGACCGATCCACCCAGGGCTTTTCCTCCAGTCGCCGGTCCTCGTATGCCCGGAACGCCTCGCAGCTCTTCCGGCAAGCCCCGCATGGTAGCCTATCCGGGCAATCTTGTACGCATGGGCTTTTCATTCGGCCCACCTCACAACTTTTTCCCGCACGCCCCACCGCAAGGCGTCCTCGTGGCTGTCAAAATACAGATCCAGCCGATTCCCGGAAATGGCGCCGCCGGTGTCCTGTACGGTGTATGTATGGCCGTCCAGTTCGATTTCCGTACCCATCGGCAGCACATCCGGGTCTGCGGCGACCGTCACGCCCTGGGTGGCCTTTTCGCCGGTGGCTGTGTAGCCATTTGCATACGCCCCACAGCATTTTTCACAGGGGCAGTACGCCGTGACGGTGAACACGCACGTCCGCGTCTCCTGGGTCTCCTGCGGCCCATCGCTGGGCAGAACCACCACCGGAGGCACAACTACAGTCTCCGGCGTTTGCCCGCTGTCCTCTGTAGCAGACGCAATGCCCAAGGCCCCCAAGATTGCTACAAGCAGCGCCGCGATTAACACGCTTCTTTTCACCATTCCACCGTCACCTGCCCTTCATCCGGCATCAGCACCCGCAGATTCGCCAGCAAAGCTTCCCGGTCACCGCTCATCTCCAGCCGGGCATGCAGCAGCTTAGCTCCCACCTGTGGTTTTTTGCCTTCCGGTACATCGGCGGTGACGTGCCCCCCCTCGCTCTGCACATCTGCCGTATGTACGGCCACCGCATCCGCGTTAGCCCACTCTGTAACTTTGCTCTGCCACATTTTTTCGTTCCGGCCACCGCGCCGGAATGGCGCCCCTACCAATTCCGCCTCGCGTCGTATCGTTGCATCACAAGCGTTCATTTTCTCCGCCAGCCATTTGGCCGTACCACCGAAAGATTGCATGTTGCGGAAAAACTCGCGTTTCAGATCCTCCGGCATTGCCTTAAATTCCCGCCGCGGCATAGGCCGCGTGATATTATAGCTTTTCACTTCTCCGTTTTTCTCCTTCCTCTGCCTTTCGGTGATGGTGTCGCTTGGGAGCGAGCACCCACCGCGTTTTCTGTTGATGTGAGCAAATGCACCCATCGCTATGCGTTTTTTCTGCATGCAGTCGTAATCAAAATCATTCACTCGCCCGGCCTCCTTTCGTCCGCCTCAAACTCCGGACAGCTTAGCACCAAGTAAGACTCTGACTTTCGGCCTGGCATGCTGGGCGATTTTACCGCCACCCATCCCGGAACTGGATCAAAGCGTACCTTTTTGGAGCTATCCAGCTCCGTCCAGGAGCGGCGCCCAACAGCTTTTTTACATCTCCAACAGAGCGTCCCCCTACTTTCTGCGTTGTTTTGGTTTGCAAGCCTCTTTTCGCTTATCCGGCGCATCTTTCTGACGATTGCATCACACTGTTTGCAAGTTGTCCTCCACTTGTTTTCACCTTTTTTGTTGTAGTTTGTGATTGGCTTTTCCATGCCGCAGCGCTTACATACGCGCATCTCGGGTTGTCGCATCCATGTCCTCCATCTCCCGGATAAACAATACTGTCCGTGGGTTATCCTTGTCGTACAGCACCCGACTCCCGTCGTGGCTAACGATAATGCCGCTGTGGTCATCCTTGAGTACACCGGCCCTCACCAGCACATCGTCGATGGATTCCAGCAGATTTGTCAAATCCACTCGCCGCCAGGTAGGCATATAAAACAGGCATTTGACCTCCACAGGCTCCTCAATGGGACGCTGCACTCTGGCCCTTTTGCAGTGCCATACAGCTTCCGCCTCGTAGTCCTGGTACTGCTTGGACGGCATGATAAACGGCTTCCCCGTTTTGCTGCTATGCATGATCCGCATATGGTTTTTCTTTGTGACGGGTGCCAGCGGCACCGTGATCTCAATCATCGTCTCCCTCCCCTATCTGTACGGCCACATACTTGGGCCGTCCTTTGGTACGCTTGCCGCCGTACACGGCCCTGTAGATCGTCCGCCAGCTGACGCCGCAAATGTTGGCCAGCTCGATAATAGATTCCGAAACGGCATCCGGAAGCTCGTACTTGTCGCGGCTCACTCGCATGTATACCGTCATACGCCCCTCGTTTTCTCCAGCAGTTCCTCCACGGTCATCTGTCCCGGCACCTGCATGGCCTTTGCAAGCATGCTGTATGTGGCCAGCTCGTCCAGTGCCCTCTTGCGGTACATGGCAAGAAGAATCTTCTTCTCCTCATCCGTCTCGGCCAGTTTATACCCTCCATCCGGCAGAGCCACAATGGGCACCCCCTGCCGCCGCTGGGCTCGGATCATGTGCCTGTTTGCTCTGTCCGGCATCCCGGTCAATGCTTCAAGGTTTTTCCGGGTGTATGTAATGCCGGGAATCATGCGTAATGTGGTCATGTCAATCCTCCCCAAATCTCAGTTTCGTCACGGCGATAGGAAATTCCTCGATTTCACTTGCCCAGCGCGCCGTGCCTTTTCCGTTGTGCCGTTCGAACACCAGCGGAAAGCCGCCAATGCCGTCAAACAGGCTACCCATCGTAACAGGGCGAAGATATTGCGCACTGATACGCTTTGCCAGGAAATCCCAGAAGGGCAGGGCGATGGAGTTACCCAGTGCCTTGTAGCGAGGGCTGTCGCTTGGCTTGCGCAGCTTGCCCTTACTGTCGCGCCACTCGCCAATGTCTGTCCATCCGTCCGGGAAACCTTGCAGCCGTTCGCACTCCATCGGGGTAAGGCGTCGCACAATCATGCCCGTTCTCACGGTGTTCTGCAAATTGTAGCTGGTTCCGCCGTTTGATTTTGCCTGCAAAGTCCCGTTTGTTTCGCCGCCCTCGCGAAAGTTTCGGCAGTCAATAGCGCACACAAGGTCTGTGCTGTCCTTAAAGTCCCGCTGCTTGCAACTGCTTGCAACCTCTCCGGCGTGGTAATCTCCGAACCCTTGCATTTGATATGTCAGCGGCACTTGATTGCCGCCTGTCCCCATACGGGCTTGCAAACTCGGAACGATCTCGCCGCAGTCTCGGATGACATCGCAAGCGTGCGACATATCCAGTGCAACCACCGCCGGGGTTTGGTTCGTCCCGCTGGGTGCCGACGCCAGCGTGGGCGATACTTCCTCACTGTACCCGATGCCGCCCGCCTGTGCGCCCTGTCCGGCCTTAAACCCGGCGCACAATACGCTGTCCCGCGCCATGCCCCCGTTTTCGTTGGAAGATAATTCCATAACACCATTTCGCCCGGTGGGCATCCCGCAGTTGACACCAATCGTGGACGCGACATCGCCGGTTAGGTCTCCATTGTAGCCGTCAACCCCTGAAATATATGCTACCCCGTGGCGGTCGCCAGCGGTCAGTGTGGGTGATGGGTCGCCTTCTTTCCCAATGCCAAGGCCGTTTCCACTGCCGTCGTGGTTGCGCGAGCTTCCGCCTCCGGCGTATCGAGTGGCCTTATCGTTAATTGGGATTGCGCAGTCAGCACCCGTTCCAAAGCCTCCGGCAGCTTCTTCCCGCGCCGTTCCGCTCTCCGCAAGATACCCTGACACGCTTTTGCGCTCAAAGAGTATTTCTCCTGCGGTGTCACCTCCAAAATCTGCGACAACCGAGATACGACGGCGACGTTGGGGAACTCCCCAGTGTTGCGCATCATGCACTCGCCAAGCCACGCTCCATCGTCCTCCCACTTCATCGTGGTATCCCCCCCAAGTTGACCAGCCTTTTTCAGGCACTTCAATATCGGGGGCTTCCGGCTCTGCGATGCGGATGATCTCTTCGAGGACTGCCGCGAAGTCTTGCCCTTTGTTGCTGCTGAAAGCTCCGGGCACATTTTCCCAGACCATAAACCGAGGTCGGACCATGTCACCTGTCCTTCCGTTTGCTCTGTCATGCTCTCTCATCTCCTTTACGATGCGAACCTGTTCCATGAACAATCCGCTCCTTGCTCCAGCCAATCCGACGCGTTTTCCCGCAATGCTCAGATCTTGGCACGGCGAGCCGCCCGTGATAACATCCACGATTTCAATTTCTGCGCCGTTGATTTTCGTAATATCTCCCAGGTGCTTCATCTCCGTTCCCCCCATCAATCATTTCAGCCTCCAATTCTGCTTTTTCCCGATGTTCAGCATATAATCCCGCGCCCGCTGGTTGATTCTGCTCCCGATGGCTTCATCCCAGCTCAAAATGCGGTCAATGGTCAACTCCGTGGATATGATCGTGATTGCATCCGGGTCAATATACCGGGCATTCAGCAGGTCAAAGGCAATGTTTTTGTCGGCATCCGTAACGCTTCCCTTTAGGAAATCGTCGATATACAGCGCACGGACGGTTTTCAGCGGGTGCATGGCTTCGGCGTATGCTTCCGCATCGTTTACCTTTGCCTTGATTGCCGGAATATCTCCCCGCCATTGCACATACCGGACAGGAATTCCGCCGTCCATCAGCTTGGCGCAAATCGCCGTACACAGGTGGGTTTTCCCGGTTCCGGGAGAGCCGCCGACGAAAAACCACTTGCCCTTCCAGTCGGTCAAATACTTCTCCGCCGCTTGCTTTGCGGCCTGTTGCCAATACTCCCGCGTTTGGAAGGCCTCGAATGTACAGTTGTCCAGCAGACCGGCCAGCCCGGAACGCTCCATGCGAATTCTGTTTTGCCGGATGATCTCGCATTTGCAAGTACTGCTCACCAGTTCGCCGCTTTCCGTGCGCCGGACGGTGTAGCCCAGCCCGCCGCAGATGTCACAGCCATGTTCCGACATGGTATTCTTGCTTTGTTGGATGTTCACCGGCTTCCTCCTTTCTGCGCTGCTCCCAGGTTCTGATGGCGGCCTTCCAGTCCTTCATGCGGTTTTTCCCAACCATCCATCCCTTGCTGGCGTAGAAATCGACGAACTGCTGTGCGTCAACCGCAGACCCCCGTTCGGAGATATAAGCCTGAACTTCGGACAAAGAAGGCGGAGAGAAGCGCGCCTCGCGCGCATTATTCTCGCTTCTCGATTCTCGTATATCGATTCCCGATTCTCGATTCTCGAATACGGGAACATCTGCATTCATTTGTTTGCAAATGATTTCATCTGCTTGCGTAGGCTCTACAGGCTCAGGATATTTGCTTTCCTTTGCTCTCTGTGTCTGATACTTACCCCATGTTGGTAGGTAGAGGAAGCGCTTGCCCTGTGAAGTATAGAGGGCAACCAATCCAGCACTCGCCAGTCCATGAAGGGCGTTTTCTACAGTTTTCAGAGTAAGATTTTTTTTCAAAGGGAATAGCCTGTTTTTGATAATTGCGGCCCGTCCGTCATAGCGCCCGAAATCATCGCAAGAAACAATCAGCCGATAGAACAAGACCTCCTCGAACCACGAAAGCCCATCTATGCTGTCGCTGGTGCAGATGCTCTCGCGTATGATTCTGTTCGGCATCGGCGCACCGCCTTAGAACGGCAAATCGCCGTCATCCTCGGAAATCTCCGTGAAGGTCTGCGTGGGTTTCTGTACAGCGTCCTTGCTGCCGCAGAAATGTACCTTGTCGGCGGTCAGCTCAACCACAGTGCGCTTGTTTCCAGTCTTGTCCTCGTATTCCCGGCTGGAGAGCTTGCCCTCTACGATGATCTCCTTGCCTTTTGCAAAGTGGGTGCATATCAGCTCTGCCGTTCCCTGCCATGCCACACAGGGGAGGAACAGCTTCGTTTCTCTGTCCTTTACCTTTTCGCTCCACGCCACGCGGAAACTGCACACCGTTGTCCCGTTCTGTGTGGCTCTGCGTTCGGGGTCAGAGCAAAGCCGCCCCTGCAAAATCATTCTGTTTACCATCTTTTTCCTCCTTACAAATAGCTTTTTCCGAATTCTCGCCGGAAGTCATCTTCCGTCCAGCCCTGCTCCCGCATGGCCTTTAACTGACCATATCGGCGCAGCAGGCGCATTTGATTTCCGTTGCGGTGTACGGCGTTCCCACCGTTCCTGTGGCACTTATCGCCGCAGAGATACACCACAAGGCCGTATTTCTCGCTTTTGTTTCGGTATGCCCCACCGAAGATGTGGTGCCGCTCCAGCGGGTCACTTGCACCATTTCTGCCACAGAGAAAACACCGTCTATTGTCAGTCACCTTTATCACCTCCCAGCGGCTGGGCTTCGCCCCAGCGAGATTTCAGCGCATCCAGCTCCTGCGGTGTCATAGTCTCGATTTTAGCCTCCCTACAATCGGAAACAATCTGGTCAATCAGTCGTGACATCTGCTCTGTGTCGTAGGTGCTGGAGCCGTACCAGACAGTCACATTCACGCAGCCGGGAATTTTGCTCGGCCCTTGCTCGGCCATCCAGCCCGTTCCCTTGGATTCCCATTTTCGGCAGAACTCGTCCGCCGCCTTTGATACAATGCACAGAACATCGCTTACGCCACCGATGATCTTGATTTCCTCCCGGTACACATCATTCCTCGGAATCCCATAGTGCGCCGCCAGCTTATCCATCAGCACCCACGCATAGGCATTGGCATCCAAGCTCCGGCCCTTGCGTTTGATCTGCGCCACATACTGCTTGTCCGGCTGCAGCTCGTCACACACGGCCATTGCCGCCCGGGGGGACTACACCCGGAGGCACAGCCACGCCCCATCGCTATCCTGCTACCACCGGGCGGCATCAACGGTTACTTGCTGCATATTACCTCCTCTGACTGCGGCCACTTCCCGCGCTTTAAGCATTTTGCCAAATATCGCAGGCGTGGGAGATACTGCGATTCTACCCACTCGCTGTCATACTCGACCTTGTGAGCGGAAAGCCTGTTCATGTCGATCGGAAGGAAAAAATTCTCATATTCCGCCGGTGTCATCCTATATGCGATGATTTGGCAGGCTTTCCGTTTTCTAAAGATTCCGCAACCGCTGGCGTACATCTCCACTTGGCACTGCATCCAATATCCCTTTGTGACCTTAAAAACGGGCTTGCTGTGCGTTTTGACCTCGTGTATCATGTCTCGGGTTTCCCCGTCGTAATTCACGCGTAGCCGCAAACGGCGCACTTTTATCTGCCTATCTCTCGTTTGGACATTCGCGGCATCCAGTATCTTGTGTTCGTATGCCGTTCCGGCCTGCATCGCCGCATTGGCAAAATGGTCTTGCCGAATACCAAGCTTTACAGCCCACCACCTGCGGAATGTTTCTGTGTCCCACGATCCCATAATCGTAGCCGTGTCCGACGCTCCAAACCATCCGCTCCTATCGTGGTTCCGTATCATAGTTTGCTGACCGCCTTTTCAAGCTTGTCAATCGTCGCGAAATATCCCATAAGGTTATTTAGCTGCTTGTCGCTAATACCAACACTGGCCAGCAAATCTCGGTGGTCAAGGCCGTTCTTTTCCTTGATGGTGATGAGCCTTTCCAGCCGCTCTTTGATTGCCCAAATGCTATGGCGGCTCAAATCGTCCTCGCCATCGTCGGTATCTCCCTCTGCCCACAAGTCAAATCCAAGCCCCGTGCGGACAGCCACGCCCTTCACAAATGCTCTCGCCAGGGCATTGTTTATGCGGAGCTGGTTCAGCGTATCGGTGTATACAACAAGCGATCCGTTCAGCAGCGGGGTGTCATAGGTGTATTCCATGCCGTCAATGTGGATCAGCACCCGCACAAACCAGCACTCGGTTTCCCGCCCCTTGCTCGTGACTACTTTTGCCTGCGGCCAAAGATAGGTCTTTGTTTCCGGGCATTCAACGGGCGCATACCAAACGGATTCCGCGCCGTTTTCGTGCAGCAGTTTCACGCACTTTGCCCAGCTCAGATAGGGGACTTTAATTATTTTCCCACTCTCGTCCTTTGCATCCCGCACATCGCAGTAAGGACGCACATCCAATTTTACAAGTTCATCAAATGATTTAAGCATTCCTTTTCCTCCGTTATCGCTCATTCCCGCGCCTCCTCGTAATACTCCTCGTTATCGCTGACGCACTCGCCGCAAAGCCAAATGTCCTTGTAGTGCAGAGCGGGGAAATCTGTAATGTGGCAGCCGCAGCAATCGCACACAGGCATCCTCGCAAGCCGCCTGTCCTGCTCCTCTGCGTAGCAATCCGCGTCCCATACCGGGTCAGATGTCCACATCGGATGCATCCTCCTTTTCCGGCTCCAGCTTCCACACATCCCGGGTGACCTTGGAAACCTGGGGGATATCACCCGCATACAGGGCGTTCAGGAAATCGTCCTCACCTGTCCCGCACAGAACAAAGTGTGGCTCTGTGATGACCTTGTACCTGGAATATACGGCTGCCTTATTGCTGCCGCAAACCAGATCGCCCACCTCGGCCACAGCGCGCTCCGACCGCATAGTTACCCGGACGCCGCACTTTTCAGCCACGATGGCGTAGTAATGTCTTTGCATCTTCATTCCTCCACATTCGCATACAAACATCACTCTTCCTCCACAATCTTGCCATTCTCCAGTTTGTACCATGTGTCCGCCATGATGGTTTCGCCGTCCACCTTTGCGATTTTGGCATCAATGATGTTGCCATCATCGTCACGCTCGGAGACAACAATCCAGTTGCCCATAGTGCCTCTTGCAAGGCTATCTGCGCCCCATGCCACGGCAAGGCACTGTTTGCCCAATGCGGATGCATCGCCATAGGCACCGGTTACGACAGCCGTGCCCCTCAATCCAGAGGCGGCGGCGTTGCCCAGATAGCCCGATGCGGCGGCGTTGCCCCTCTCACCCGAGGCGGC